ATATCGGGGAGAAATTTCTCGGCCGATCGCTTTCCGAAGATATCCAGTTGCCGCAGGGTATCGATCAGGACGTTGCCGCGGCCGCGAGCACCGACGAGGTGGTAGCTGTTGGCAGCGTTGTCCGGAAGCTGCTCGACGCGAACACCGAGGCCCAGTCGCTCCGCGTGCGCGTAGAGCACCTCAGCGATCTCGGCATCCGGCGTGGTGACTGAGACGCCATGCAGGGTGCAGCCGTCACCGATCAGGATGCCGGCGAGGTAAGGATCGAGCGACGGCACCTCGCGCTCCGGAAAATCCGCCGGCAGCCGCAGCAGCTTGTGAGGGTGACGGAAGCTTGCCGGAGAGGCCAACCACTCCCTGACACCGATATCGATCAATGCACCATCGTGATCGAACCCCCGCTTTTTGTTGCCCTCGTTGGTTCGCACGAGGGTCAGGATGTGACCCTCGTTGACCACGAAGGGCTTGCCCTTGATCGGCCGGATCTCGACCATCCTGTCGATGCCACGGTGGAGTTCGAGCACCCGCCGGGGCTGGCTGCCCGGACCCATGACGAGGTCGCCGACCTGGATGGTCTCGACCTCCCGGATAGATCCGTCGAACATCAGGATGGGAGTGCCGGGAGCATGGCAGCCGGTCGGAGCAACACCGAGGGTGTTGCCGTGCTGGTCGAGCGCATGGATGCTGCGCTCCACGAACTGCTTCTGACGGGGACGCAAAAGCATGGCGCCCTCCTTATTGCGCCCAGGACGGGCGAACGCCCGGCTTCGGCATCGAGGGCTGGGGAGCGCGGGGCTGAGCGGTGGCTTGCGCCGTGGCGCCGGCGACGCCCATGAGCGCCGCGTACTCCTTGTGATCCGGCGTCACCGCCGTGCGGATCTCGTTCTTCTCGTCCCCGTTGGTGTCGGTGCCGACGTCGATCTTGGCGATGAACTCCAGCCCATCGAGATCGGTGAAGCCCGAGATCCGCCGCGCCGCTTGCGCCTGAGCCGAATTGTCCTTGTCCGAGATGCCGCGCGCGGAGTTCAGCATGCCGCGGATGAGGCTGCGGCCCATGTTCGTCCAATCCGGGCCCTTGGGGCTGTAGAGGCCGATCAGGGTGAAGATCTTCCGCCGGGCGTAGGGTCCCTCAAGCACCGTGAACTCGCCCGAGAGGTAGACCGAGCCAGTGGTGCCACGCGTCGCGTAGCCGCCGGTCCAGCCCTGCGCCGGATCGTCATAGCCGCCGGGGCGGATTGTCAGGCGCACCTTGGCGAGCGTGCCCTTGGGGATGATGTTGCTGTTCTGCTTGGCGTCGTTGAAGTCGTTCCAGGAACCAGTCATGGCTGGGGTCTCCTTGTCAGTCGTTTTCGGGATGGATGGGGGCAGCGGCAGGCGCTGCAGGCGGCGCAGCGGCAGGCGGGCTGCGATAGGCCAGGCGCTCTGACGCGGGTTTTGCAGGGCTGCGGATCTTCGCCATGAGGCGCCCGAGGTGAGGCTCCTCGATCGGATCCAGCCGGCCGGAACGGTCCTTCGCGGGGTAGTTCCAGGTGTTGATCGTCTGGCAGACGAAGGCGCGGTACGGCGCACCGGCGTCGTCCTTGATCTCCGCCATCGTCAGCACTTCATCGACGATGCCGGGCAACTCCAGGCCGGTCTTCGAGCCATCGATCTGCGGCTGGAAGATCCGCCGGTTGAAGTCGTCCAGCTTCTCGTCGAGGATCCCGACGAACCAGACGTTCTTCGCCCGCGTGTGCTGCAGATGTGTCAGCCAGGCGATCATCTCGCGGCCATGCAATCCATAGGCGCCGCGAATATCCGGCTTGCCTGTCTTGTCGGAGAAGGCTTCAGGCTGGCCCTTGCACCATTGGAAGCACAGCCGCCCGGCGACCGTGATCGAGTCGATGAAGACGGTCTGATAGCGATCAAGCGAAGCCGGATCGCCGAAGCGTTCGCACACGGCGGCGTAGTGGGCTTCGCTGTAGACCTGGTCATCGCGCAGCGCCGGATTGGGGCCGCCGATGAACACCGCGAAGTCGCGGCATTCGGGCCACGTGCGCGGGCGAACGCTGTCGCCGGGCCAGCCCTCGATGGCGAGATCGCCGGCTTCCAGGTCGATGAAGAGCGTTACCTTGGGATCAAGGGTCCAAAGCAAGCTCGTCTTGCCGATGCCGGACTTGCCGAAGATGCAGCCTTTGACGCCGCGCACTTCGGCCATGCGCTGCTCGGCTGAGATGATGGGGAGCGCCATGATCAGCGCTCCGCCTGGATGCGAGCGGCGAGGTCGACGGCCCGATCAGCACCGAGACCGCCGGCATCGCGAGCGATCTGGCTGAGCTTGCGCAGCGCCTGCATCTTGTCGGCGACGTCGTTGAACTCGGCCTCCAAGCCCCGCATCGCGAAGGCGAGATCATCGATCGTCGCCTCGGAGATGGACTTGGCGGCGATTTCGTCGTGCCCCGGCATGGCCGGGATCCGGATGGCATCGGGAAGCGAGGACAGGCTGTAATGAGCCTTGCGCAGCGCTTCGAGCGCAGACAGCGAGGCATCGGGCTTGGATTTGCCAAACGTGAACATGGGTTTCCTCTCAGTCGCGCAGGAGGCGGAAGGTCGGTTTGCCGGTCCTGAGCGTGCGGGCCGGTTCAAAGGCGCGGCGGATCGCGTCGGGCCACGCGCCGTAGGCGCGCTCCGAGACCGAAAAGCTGATCTCGATGTATTGGCCGGGGTCTTCGCCAGAGCCGCGAATGGTCTCGACGAGCGCAGCGAGCTTGGCCTGGTCCCAGTCCACCTTCTTCGGCAGGTCGGCTACGATAGTGATTGCGCCATCGCTAAAGCGGACGATGCCCGTGTCCTTGGCGATGGCGGCACGGGCTTCACGTGCACGATCGCCGAACTTCTGGGCGATGGCGCCGTCGAGCCAGTCCTTCATCGACTTCGCGCTCTTGAGCGCGGCGTCAGCGTCCTCCTGGAGGACAGCCAGCACTTCGGATGGCAGCGTGACGATGTCGCCGATAGGCATCGTGCGCAGCTGGTCGAGGGTGGGGGCGTTGGGGATCATGATCAGCGCGCCCCCGACGCTGCGGCGCGTTCCGCATTGTCCGTGGTGCTGGCGCGAATTTGCTCGCGCTCGTAATCCTCGACGTCTTCGAGGCGGTACACGACGCGGCCACCGAGCTTGACGAAGCGCGGGCCTTCACCCGTCCACCGCCACCGCTCCAGCGTGCGGTGGCTGATGTTCCACCGCGCAGCCAGGTCAATCTGGTTGAGATGTTTCGTAGCCATCTGTGTCTCCTTGGGTCTCTGACGAAAACCTGCGGAGAGGATGGCGAAGGATCAGTATGGCGTCGTCGGGATGGAAAGTGGATCGCAAGGGGACGGAATCACGCGAATTCCGCTGTGGCGAGGGGATCGGAAAGGGGATGCCTGGGGGATGCGCACCGATCCCCGACAGATTAAATCTCGGGATGACAGGACCATGCGCAGGGGGATCAGGAGAACTTGGTGTTCAGCCGGTAACGCCCGCGTCGATCGGACTGGATGAGCTTGCGCCAGTCCGGCTGCGTCTTGAAGAGATCGGACAGCCGCGTACAGGACGAACCGGCTTTCGCCAGTACGGCCTTGCCGTGCTGCCACGGTCTGCCGGTGGCTGCAGCCTCATGGAGGATACGAACTACGCGGGCCTGGATGGATCCGAGGAAATAGGTCCGGTCGCCGAGGATTACCTCGCTGAAATCGTGCCTTTGCTCGAACACGGTCTGAACTGTGCGCTGTGTTCCGCCAAGCCCATGACGGCTTTCCGCGCGATCGCGCTCAACCCGTCGAACGACGAGTTCGTCCGCTTTGATCATGATCCCATCCTTGGGTCGCAGCACGACGCAGTAGCGGTGCTCCGGCGCCTCAAAACGCTCGATGCGCGCTGCCCCCTCGTGGAAGAGCCGATAGGCATCCTGCGGGCGGAGGTCCTGAAGCCCGTGAAAGAGGCCTTGTTCCTCGGGGATGCTGAACCGTTGGCCATCGTCCACCTCCTCGTAGCAACCTTGCTCAAGGCGAACGGCGAAAAGGCGAACGGATACCTTCAGGAGCCCGTTTTCCGCGAGATAGACGAGGTCGCGGTGGGGGACGCCCCAGCGGTCCTCAAGCTCATCCAGCGTGAAGTAATCCTTCTCGATTGTGGCCATTTCCGCACGCTCGCCCGTTTTGAAGTTCACTTTTTGTTCTAGCCCCTTGACGCGGACGGCGCAATCCTCTCTTATCCACAATATCCACACAGTCCACATATCGGACGGAGCATATGGACACCACATTGGCCGAAAGGCTCAGAGCCCGCGCACGGCAACTCGGCATGAACGCGAGGGAGGTAGCGGAGCAAGCACGCGTCAACAGGTCGTTCGTCTATGACATCATGCGCGGACGTTCCGAGCACCCCAACCTGGAGAAGCTCGATAAGGTGGCTCGGGCCATTAAGGTCGACCGTGAATGGCTGCTGAAAGGCAAGGGAAAGGTCGAGGGTGACGAGCCCGAGATGGCAGAAGTTGACGCTTTCGTTGCCATCCCCTCCGTCGAGATCACCGCATCCATGGGGGGAGGTCAGATCGTCTCCGATGAGATCGAAGACGGCGAGCCCTACCACTTCAAGAACTCATGGATCACTCGTCGCCTGCGTGCCGATCCAGCAAACCTGAGGATCATGCATGTCGAGGGCGACAGCATGATGCCGACCCTTCAGGATGGAGACGTTGTTCTTGTCGATCTTGCGCGCTCTCTTCCGACACCGCCGGGCATTTTCGTGCTGTTCGACGGGATGGGCCTCGTCGCCAAACGGCTGGAGCACATTCCCAACTCCGACCCGCCCCGCGTGCGAGTGATCTCGGATAACACTTTCTATACGCCCTATGAGCGCACCG